TTTTTATTATTATTATTTTTATTATTATTATTTTTATTTTTATTATTATTATTTTTATTACTAGGTGAGGTCATTGGTGCGTACGGCAAATCAATAGTAGATATAGTTGTTTCATGTAATAAAGGTTTTCTTTTTTTGGGGGTAATATTATTACCTTCATTAATCTTTTTAGATGTAAATAAACTGGTGTAAATATCCATTAAATATATATAAATAATATATATTTATTTTGTTTATAAATATATTGTTGATAATATATATTATACATGAAACTTTTAAAAAAAATGTATACTTGTAAAAGTTTGAAATATTTTTACAAAAAATACAAAACCATCCTATGTTTCTCTATTATAGCAGGTATTTTATTAATAATATATAAAAAAGTACCACAGAATGTACCACAGAATGTAGAGGGATTTTTACCAGAACCTGAGCAAAATGATAGTATTTTTGTGTCGATAGCCTCATACCGGGACGAGGAATGTCCAAAAACCATCATAAATCTTTATAAAAAGGCGAAAAATCCACGCAATATTTTTGTCGGGATATGTCAACAAAATAAGGAAGGTGATACTGACTGCTTGGATAATTTGTTGAAAGCACATAGTAATATTATACCAGTGCACAATGTATCTATAATTAGAATACCCCATTCCGCGGCGATGGGTTGTGCATATGCCAGATTTTTATGTTCCACACTCTGGAACAAGCAAACGTTTTTTTTACAAATAGATAGTCATACACAATTTACACAAGATTGGGATGATATATGTATTGAATCTGTTAAAAAGGGGGAACAACTTTTACCGAAAGATAATGACTTAAATGGCGAAGTGGTGCTTAGTTATTTTCCCAAGGCAAATTACAATAAAGATGAAAATGTTGACAAAAATATAGATGACACTTTGCCTTATACCTGTAAAGTAAATGTTCGGGAGAATGGTGTAATAATGGGTGGAGCTCTGGAAACTAGTCATCATAAAAAAATGTTTCCCTTAATCATTAAAAGTGTATCGGGGGGGATGATGTTTTTACGATCCAATTTTTTAAAAACAATACAATTTGATCCATTATTATTTTATATTGATAGTGAAGAAGTTTTATTTTCGGCGCGACTATGGACGCATGGTTATACTATAATTGCACCTATGAAAAATGTTTGTTTTCATTTGTACAATGATCAGAATAGAGAAGGAAAGGGTTATATCAAACGAAGTTTAGTATGGGATGATAATAAAGGCGAAACAATTGATATCTTAAAAAAAGGGTCAGAAGATAGATTAAGACATTTACTAGGTATCATACCAATAGAAGAGGTGCCGATTGATTTCCGTTTAAACATTGAAAAATATGGGATGGGGCAAAAAAGAAGTCTCCAGGATTATTATCAGTTTTTAGCGGTCGATAAAATAAATAAAACTGCCACAGATCATTGTGCGTATCATTATTCTTTACACACGAAATCATGGATTAAAGATGAATAAAAAGATATGCTATACATTAGTATGTACCAATATATTACAGACCCAATCGTTATTGATATCCAATATTCGACCAAAATCGTCATATAATTTTATATGTAAACGATTAATAGACACAGGATTAAAATAAATACGTCCTGTTTCATCGCCGGCACTAAGTATGATATATTTATCAGTTGTGGGGATTATGGGTATAATGGCAAAAGCATTTGATATTGAGGTATGTGGAAATTTATGATTTTTCATTTGCCGTGTTTCAATAATAGAATTTATAGTAGTAAGTTGTGCGCTATTTAAAGTTGGTACGCCAGTATAATTAGGATTTTCAAATAAAAAAGGATAATTTGTATTAATTTTATTTTCAACGCACACAAATTCAGAATAAACTGGAGGATCAGTATTTAAATAAATACCGCCTGGTGCAGCGCTGTTTTTTGCAGCATTGTAATAACTAGGTAGCGTTGAGATATTTGTGATGGGAGACGAAGAAACTATAGAATTATTTGACTGATTCGTATTAAAATCATCTATGGCTAACACTAAATATTTTGGGCCTGTTATGTCTAATGAAGTATCGGCTTCTATGGATGCTCCCACATTTCCGGAGGCATCCAGTTCAATATACACATTTTGGTCATCATCAGTATTTATATTAACATGTTCACGAAAACCCATATACCAGCCTAAATTATTATTTTGAAATAAATCATCACTACATACATCTGACCAAGAATTGTTTTTATAAAAATATATTTTTAAATTATTACTGGTATCGTTTGTAATTGTAATACGAGAATTAAGAGTATTATAGGCGAAATTAATATAATCACCATAAACATTATTTAATTCTTCTACAAATTTTTCTTCAGAGGGATAAGTTCCGTTTTGAATACATTTCACAATACGCGTGGGATCATTCTCACTATTTATTTCTAAACATGTGTTTGCTTTTTTATTTGAAAAGACATGCCATGTCGTGGGGATTGTGATGGTGTTTAAACGTAATGAAGAAACATTAGTTAACGTTGTATCTAACTCAATAGAAAAATTGGTAGATGACTTTTCCGTCGATTTACGAAATCGCGAATCTATTAAAAGTTGACGTTCGAGGGATACACGCTTGTCATTCACATTTTTATTTGTGATAATTTCTTTTAGTTTTTTATAGGCACTATTAATATTGTCAATACACTTTACACGATCCGCTTCATCTATATCGGATACTTTTTCTAGCTTTTTTTGTAGATCGTTATACTTTTCCTCTAACTTCGTGTTCAAATCTTCTTCATTAATATCTAATATTTGTAGTGCTTGACTTTTATTCATCACCTCAATGGCATTTGGTATGTCATCTGCACAATAATGTTCGCTCATTGATATATATATATAAATTGCTTATTTAAGTTTTGAATTTGTTTTAAATATTTCACTAATTAACTGGATAAAATCAATATGACTATTATTAGTGATCCATTCTGGCACCACTTTTACGCCTTGTCCTCGTTTTAGATGTCGACTACCTTTAAATACTAAAATATCTAGTATTCTTATGATTTTTTTTTGTTTTTGAGTGAGTTCACTTCGAGAAATTCTATGTATGCCTTTATACGTATATCGATTATAATTACCTTCATCATATATCTTGTGGTATTTACCAATTTCTATTTTGTTTTTAATAAGTCCAATGCCTTGGATTTTATTTTCATCATTGTGCATTTCTAACACAAACATCTTTGTATTTGGAATATATTTATCTGAAATTCTAACTGGACTACCATACACACATCCATCCCATTGATGTTTTTCGCGCCATCGACAATTTTCTTGCCACGTTTTTGTATTAAAACGTGTTGTAGCTAAATAAAACATTTCAATGAAAAAAAATGTTTTATTAATGATCAATTTTATTTATGGTATTATGATACTCACTAATCCCATTATACAAAATTACATTTCCGATATTTCCACAAAGATGAATGGCGACATGCCACCGACTCGCCATATCATAATTGGGTATTTCACGACGCCCATAGTGTCTAGCCATTATGTAAAAACACAAACAAAATACACATGAAGAAACATAACAATATTTTGCGTAAAAAGGTATATCATATGTTAAATATTTAAGCTGATATATAATAGAACCATTAACAGCGACTATATCTATCTTTCGTCTAATACCATCTATGGGATGTATCCAGTATAGCAATGAAGTAAACATGACTATTAATGAATGCAAGGAACAATAATACAAATTATTATATAATGCAGTGAAAACAGATATTATGATCGTCGAGGAACTCCAAAAAAGTCGTGTACTATATTTAGGTTGTTGCATTAAATCAGTTTTCAGAACTAACGCATCAGCCATTATTGTATTTATTGTTAAATAATATTATTTATTTATAAACTTTTAATAAAGTATCTATATATATGAAGAATTGCACTGAAATTATTGTAGGCATCATGAGTATATTGATAGTGTTATACAGGGTGAAAAATATTATGTTTCCGATGATTAAACAAGGTATAAAAGAAAATGACATCAGCAAAGTATTGGTATCTTTCACACAAATGGTGTAAAAATTAGAGGATATATTACATTTAATAATAGCATATAAATGATATTATTAAATAAATTATAATATAAATGGTCGGCGTTCGATGTGCTTTTTGTAAGGAGGGTTTTTCTGTCATGGAGGCCGAACAATATTATGATAAAAAAACGAAAATAACAACATATTTATGCAAAGACCATTTATCATATTGTCCTTCACATTTTATACATTTACCATGGGAATTGGATAATGTGAAAGAAGTTTGTCTAATATGCCAAAAAACTGGTGGTAAATGTGCCAGAAATAAATCAACAACATATAATGAAAAAACCGAAATATCACAAAATTTAGAATGATCTGTGAGTACGACGCGATTTCTTTGCGCGGTGCTGCCGAGAACGGCGCTTTGTTGTCCCCGATTTTTTCGCCCCCGTTTTTGTTTTCCGCTGTTTCGTAGTACCCTTTTTCGGTCTGCCTTGTTTTTTTTTCTTTATTTTTCCGGCCATACTATTGGTTAAACTAACGTATGCATTATATTTTATCACTACATTACTATAAGGCTGCGGGTCATATCCATCATTAATATACTGAATAACATCTTTATTTTTAAATTTAAGCAGCTCATCTTTAAGTTTAACTATAGCATCCCGTAAATTTTTTGTTTTATTTCGTCGTGAAGGTTCGTTTAACCATATCGCGGCAGATTCAATAGACCCTTTGTTATCATCAGACAGCAATTTATCTCTACTAGTCATTAAATTGGTTGATATAGCTCTCCAATACTCTTCTCTTAGTGTATCTTGTTGTTGTGCGATGATGTGTTCCGCTCCTTCTGGTGCTCGCGTTCTGAATATATTTCTGATTACATCGTCCAAGCCCTTGTTTAAATTTTCGAGACTTATATTTTGACCTTGTACAGGCGGGTGCAAATCCGACTTTGTCAGAATTTTATTGAGTATATTAAAATTTAGCACGATGAATTCGAAATTTTCTGTAAATTTGTTCATATATAATAAACAATATATAATAAAATTGATGTTATAATAAAGCATTTTATTATAACATATTTAGTTTTCCCACAATGTTGTTTATTTGCAAACATTGTAAAAAAGGTCATTCTGTACTCAATGTGGAATGTTTTTATTCTAATAAGAAAAAAAAGTTTATTTATTTATGTAAAGAGCATTTGTCTACAAGGACGGCGGATATGATGCACCAACCATGGTCCTCCAGTTATACTGGGGGATGTAAAGTATGTGATGATACAAATGGAAAATGTGCTGGATTTCAACAAGAAGGTATTATTGCACATGGAACTACTAATAACTTTTGTATTGCAAAAAAAATAAATACTTGAGCTTGCCAAAAATACTATATATCAAATACTATACATCAAATACTATACATCAAATACTATACATCTCACGTATTATATAAGAGCAACACTATTTTCCCCGTTGGCTGTACTTTTTTTCTTTTTACAACCGAAACATACTGATAATACCACTAACAAACACAAAATATAAAATAGATTACTATGTACAAAAGATGTATCTTGGCTGTTAGAAACTTTACTATGCGGCAAGGATGTTTCAGAGACATTCACCAGCGGCATTGCAAATTATGTTAGTAAATGTCCATACATGTTTTTTTTCAATTTTATAGAATATTACAAAAAAGCGGAAAAATCATAACATTTTTTATGATACTCTTGTATATTTTTCTGGTCTCTTTCCTCAAACCCAAAAAACTCAGCAATGGCATCATCGTTTATTACCTTGGGGAAATCAGCGAGCCGTGTCACGTCGGGTATAAATTCAAACGCATATTTCTCCAGATATTTCATACGATATCGGGTGGCTTCAAATATATATAAGGCGGTCTTGGTGGAAAAGAAATCACGCAGTATTTTTAAGTCTTCTATATTTCTCTCTACAATCACATAATTATCCCGGTTAGAAATACCCAATACTCCTTTCTCATCCAAATAGGGGAAGCCATACATCTTATGCGCCAAGACAAGTTTGGGTTGATCGGCGTATGCTTGTTTGATATTACTATAATTTATGACTAATTCAGGTGTAAGTTTGTTAAGCACGCAGGTTTTTATGTTTTTGTGAGGATATTTACTAGATTTTTCAGGTGAAAATACTGATGATTTTCTAGGCATATTGGTTTTTATTACCTTTAGTGCTCCGACTTTATTTATAAAGGGTATAAGCTTTTGAATAACAGCAGCGCCAAACAAAGGAATGGCCGCGTTTGGCTTTACAACGTGATTTATATACTCATTTCGTTGAGAATCATACAATAAAAGATGATGATCGGTGGGTTTTTTTTCTAAGCTAAAATAACAGGTGGGTGTTTGCGCTTCTTTATTGAAATATTTATTCGTTTGGGTATTGGTTAAACAGCATAGCTTGTGTATTTTATATTGAGTTAAATAATGATAAGCTCCAGCCTTGTCGGGCTTCATCCACAAGGAAGGAACAATAAAAAGAAGAATCCCTTTCGCATGTAAGAGAGAAATAGACTTTTTAATGAAATCAAACCAAATCGTTTTGCCATCCAGCGTTTTCTTTTTTATTTTATTGGTTGGTACCTTTTTTATTCCATTAAAATTATATGGAGGGTTCCCTATTATATAATGAAATGAGGGCAATGGAATATCACCCAGAAAATCTCCCAGAAAATCTGTATGATAAATGTGTGCGGTATCTCCAAAAAGGGTTCGTAATTTGGCTATGTTTTCGTGTCTAATTTCAATCATATACAACATGTTGTCTATAATATGTTTTTTTCGTTGAGCATCGTCGGGTATAAGATGTTTTAGACCCGCAAAAAGCTTTTGAAACAAAAATATACTAAAAAAACCAGTTCCTGCACCCGGATCTAACCATTTTTTATCGGGAGAACTAAATACTTCGGCGGGAAATAAGCTAAACATCTTTTCTATTAAGGCATAGGGAGTGAATATCTCGCCATACTGCATTTTCATGTCAGGATTTACTTTAAGATCTTGTGTCTCGGTTGTAATATTTAAGATAGTCATTTATGTAATATGTTAATACGGATATTAAATAAATAGCTATATAGACTTATTTGTTTTTTCAAAATTTCTTCGCGTTCTTTAACAACTGACTATAGTTATCTACAATATTTTTCACCACATTTCGGTAAAATGGGCGGAATTGACCCGGACTATGCTTTAATTCCTCGATGCCGAACCACCCAATTTCGGATTTTTCAAACAATCCACCGCGATTAATCTGGTGTGGGAGGTGTTTTTTCACAAAATAATGATGATTATTAAAATAAATCGGCAAATTTTCATCATAATCCACTACAAATATATACGTTTTTAAACCTTGTGTATCTAGGATCCCGATTTGATTATATTTAACGAGTTTTCTTAAAGAGCTACTACATCCAAAAAATCCGTCTAATTCTTCACAACCTTCCCGAATAGCTGTGTCAAAGGGGGTTTCATTGCCTTCACGACCACCACCAAAATCACTCCACTTTTTGTCTTGAACTTCTTTACCAAACAAAAATTTTAGTTTTTTATTCACAATCGCCACCGGTAATATACCGCCTCCCATTATGATATAATAGGTTAATATAATATAAATAATATATTTATATTTATATATTATGAGTGTTTCCCACAAAAAATCTTTTAATTTTAAATGTATTTATAATCCAAGACGTTTAAGTTTATCTACCCGGCTTGAAATCATGCGAAAAAAACGTTTGGTTCGACTGGCCAAAAAATTATTAGCGGATGGTATGCATACACCCCGTCCCGATACATATGACGATCACAATGATTGTGTTGTTAATTTAAAAGACCTAACATTTTTATTACGCGACGAAAGTGGAAGTGAAGGCTCCTCGTTATATGATAGCGATGATTTTGAAACCGAAACAGATGATATTAAGGATGACATCAATAATAATTCCTCACGTGAGACCAATAGCGAAGAGAATAGCGAGTCTGATATAGAGGCCGATAATGAGGCCACTGGTGAGGCCACTGGTGAGGCCACTGGCGAGGCCACTGGCGAGGCCACTGGTGAGGCCACTGGTGAGGACAATAATGACTCTACTAGCGAAGATCATGAACTTAAAAAACCTTTATTATTATTAGTGGACGAAGAAGCGGAAATAGTGGAAGCAGACGAAATATAATTACATAAAATATATAAATATTTAGATATGTAATTATATAATTAAATGAATACTATACCATCGAGTTTTTGGTTTCGTGGTGGATCCTGGGGGATAATATATTATTCTGGTGTTTATAAAGCTATTAAAAAAAAATATACAAAAAAACAGCTCGCTAACGTAAAATGGGGCGGTGTATCTGCTGGAGCAATTGTATCTTTATTTGGTGCTTTAGAATTAGAACCGAGAAAATGTTCTGCATTATTCGATAAATTGGCGGTGTTGGCGTCGACACATGGATCTTTTGGTAATTTAAGTATTTACCACGATATGTTTTTGAACGATTTATTACCTGACAATGGTAATGAATGGAAAAAATTAAATAATAAAATATTTATAGGCATAACCAGGTTTCCTTTCACGCAAGAAATTATTTCGACCTGGCGGTCTAATAAAGAACTACGCGATACTTTGCATGCCTCGATGCATCTCCCCTTTTATATGTCATGTAAAAATAAAGTTAATGGTATCATTGCGATAGATGGCGATATTATACCCAATAACGTAAAACTGGATGATAATACAATACATGTTGGCATGGGTAATTGCAAAAATTATGATATTTCGCCATCGATACCTATCTCATGGCGAGATTGTTTTGCACCGCCATCAAAAAAAGAGTATAGTATAATAGAAAAATGTGGGGAAGAAGATGCCGACAAATGGTTTTCTACAACTTTTCATAATAAACGCGTAATTATGCCACCCAAACGATCAGCTCTAACTTTGTTTTTTCAAAAACCTAACTATATTATATGTTTATTTTTGTGGGTATTAAGATATATTGAAGAGTATAAAAAAAACTGCTTAGGTATATTTTTAACTATATGGACTTATCAAAAAATAAAGCATGCTTTTTTGAAAACATATCGAATTTACCCATCGAACATATTTAATTAAACTCATTTTTTCTACAATAATATATTTAACTATTTATATAATGGCGAGAACTAACACGAAGCGCCGCCGCGTCCTCCGGAAAAAAAAAACTAGAAAAACAAAAAAAAGAACACAATATAATATTGCCGGTGGGACCCACGACCAGAAAAAAAACGTAAAACTAAAGAAAATGTTGTTAGCTTTAATGCTTTTAAATAATAAGGGTTATACACGACAACAGCATGCGGACCATCTCGGTGAAAGTGAATGGAAAGATATAGATTTTAAGACAGCTAAATTTTATGGAGTAAATAAGGGAACGTTTAAACTCCTTAAAGAATGGATTAAAGATAAAAAACAACAACAACAACAATATCAACCTGCGGCAAATAGCCATTTACCTCATGTAGAAATACCAAATTCCTCTCATGACCAAGACAAAGCATCGAATGAATTTTTACCATCTTTACTAGTTACTAATCCCACTCCCCGCTCTTGGCGTCCAGGTGACATGGCACGCATTCTTAAATATAAATACGCTTAGTTCTTAAATTTAAGTGCAATATTTAAAGTTCTTAATTTTAAGTAAAAAAAACACTTTTTATTTTTATAGTTTTTCATTTTTTAATCGGTTTTTCAGGTTTTTCATTTTTTA